AACCATAAGCACGCATGCATGGACCATGCAAGCAGGTACAGATCCAGCATGCACGCAGGTAGGAACACAAGGACCAGGCAACATGAAAAGCCACCGGCGGCGGTGGCTCCTCATGTCTCGTGTCAGGGATTGGCAGCTTATATCACATGAGCCGGGGAAATGTTAGCTCATGTTGATATTCCAGATATCACCGGTGCGTGCGTAGTCGCTGCAATTCCAGATCTCCGGATAGATATTGATTTCCGGCTGAAGTTCATTGTGGTTATCATCAATGAATGCTTTTACAACTGCAATGATTCCAGTATCATCAGTTCCATCATACTGTGCAGACTGTTCAACAGTTCCGTCAAACGATCTGTAATAGATACGCTGAAGTTGGATACCTCCGATATTTTCATAATATCCATATCTGATTAACAGATTGCCGTGCATCGTGCTGATGGTGGAAGTGAGATAGTCACGATCTCCGAAGCACAGCGGTGCATAATACCATCCGGCGTGTGCTTTCCATGCGTCCTGGTTCATCTGCAATTCACGCAGTGAATATTTCTTCAGGTCAAATGATGGCGTGCGCAGGAACAACGTAGCGGTGATATCGTAGTTGTCTGATGTGATATCCATATCAACGGTGCCGGACTGTTTGCGCAGCTGCATCGGATTGACAACTTCATACTGTGGTTTGCCAGAACATACATTGTCTTTCTTGGTCAGTCGGCCGGACGCAATGATTGCGTTTCTTGTGGATCCAAAATATACTTTACCATTCACATCAACCAATACCAGGCCGGCATATGACGGCGTATTGATTCTGCTGATTCCTTCCAGTTCTGCATAATCATCATGATCCAGGAACAGTGTTTTGAAATATCCTGTTCTGAATGAATAGATGATGATCTGGTTCTGCGTGTACCTCGGAATGGATGAATTGCTGCATAACTGATAATAGAATGTATCAGTCAGGGTTCCATCCTGGAGGACTCCATCACCAACTTCCGGCAGTGCATGGATACGGACCGCAGAAGCAACCAATGTATCAGGATTGATATCATATTCAAGGATTTTACCGCTGCCGGTCAGCAGCGCCGCGGCACTCTCTCCATCCGGTGAGATATCGAATGTTGAAAGTGAAACATTTCCGAATGGCGCGTAGTCAATGCGTTTGACTACAGCCAGTGTATTGGGATTAATCAGATAAATGGTGTGGCTGTTTGTGAGCTGATCATTGTATCCGTTTGACAGAATCAGAAGGCTTCGCGTCTGATCAAAGCCAAGGCCGTTACCATGCATCCCGCTGCCGATGGTCGCTCTTATCACAAGCTCAAGCTCTGGATATGTATATTTTGAAATATACATCGGATCATCATCTGATTTATGATGGGCAACATACAGATAATTACTGTTATATTCTGCACTGCATACTGTATGCTGGCTCGGAAGTCCTACGGTTCCGATCTCCTCAACATGCTCCTGAAGCCACGCGGAGGTGTTGTATGCATTATATACATCCTTTACTTCAAAAGGCGGCGCAGGTTCGGGAATATCTGGGATGTCCGGAATCAAATCCTTGATTGCTTCAATCTTTAAATCAAGGGCTTTGATGCTTTCACCCATATTTTTCATCTGGGTAATGATCCAGTTCAGATTCAGCTTTGACAGGTCAACATACGGCCAGTTATTGAATAAGGCCATCAGCCAATGCCTCCCTGTTTAAGTTCAAGCACACTGTTACCATCATCATCTTCAGATTCATATCCTGACGTTAAATTTTGGTGCTTTACAAGCTGTGGATCAAATACAACTTTTAATGATTTGATAACCTTTGCTCCTGATATGTCATTAACAAGTTCGACATGAAGCTTGAAATTGATGTCCTGTTTGACGTTCGTCAATTCGTTTGTCATAGGATCTGTAAATTTATAACTGTGAGTGCCGAGGTTAATAACTGCATTTTCAGTAATAGACATATTGCTTCCTCTCTTTCTTTACTTCAGTATACCATAATACAAAATCTGTTTTTAAATTCTTCAATGATGATCCGATACAAATCGAAATCTGCGATATCTCTTTCTTCCTGGATCATCTGCTGCGTTGTTGTAACGCCAATGTTTCCGTGTTCCTCGCGCTGTCTGGTGACGGTGCCGGTGTCGGTTGTCTTACCGTTGGTTTCAGATGTAATCTGATTATCTTCAGAATCATATAATTCTTTTTCTGAAGGCTGGTATCCGGATGAATCAAATGCGCTGCGCTGGCGCTCTGTCACAGCATGCGCTTCTGATCCTGATTCCGCTTTTCCGTATGTAGTACCGGCCAGATTGCGGGTTTCTGTTTCTGTGTAGGTTCCATCCTTATTCCAGATAGGATTATATTCATAATCCTTGGTGTCGGCCCAGTGCTGCCAGATATCCTGGCGGCTTTTGCTCCAGTTGGTAATCATGAATTTCATTACATCCGGATCACTGTAAATGGTGTTCAGTTCGGCAAGGTCAGCCAGAAGCAAATTAGTTAATACTTCTTTCCTGAGCTGGCGAGGAAGTACCATAGAATCAAACAGAGTATTGTCGGCAATATATAACCCCATAACAGACAGTAAAGCATTCATTCTTTTACCTCCGTATCTGTAAATTCAAACTGTTCATTCAGTTCAACTGAAAGATTCAAATCAAACATTTCATTTGTTTTCTGCATTGATTTCTTCATGGACTCCAGCCAGACGCGCGCCACCGCCTGAGTGTTTGCATTATTGGCATTGACTTCATCATTTGTTAATCTTTCCTTTTTCTCATAATTAACGTTGTTGATGCCGATGAATGACAGAAACATTGATTCAATGCTGCTCATGAATGTTGTGAAATCATTTCCAAGGAAAGTCTGTTTTAAGTTCTGATTGAACATGACCCAACGCGGATCACCGTCAGCATTGAACAGATTTTTATCAACAACCGCAGCCGGCTGGCCGCTTGCGATATCTGAGTAAAGCGCTTTGAATGATTCTGCCATTGCCTTATTATCTGCCGCAAAGATATACGCCAGTTTTGTATTCACCAGATTCACTCCCATGCTTTCCAGAATCAATGACATTAAATCGCTGAAGGTGGAAACAACATCATAAGCGCCGCGGTAATCCGGTGTCAGCTTGATTAATGAACATGTTTCACCGATCTTCATATCACGCGCTCCGGACTTCAGCAGCGGATTACTCACGATTGCATTTGTCGGCCTGTAATAGAAATTACGTCCATATAATGATCCGTGATTATTCACAATGCCGAATTTATCCGTATTGAATACAATGGTGTATCCCATTACGAATAATGTATATCTGAAATAATCAGGGTCCCATCCTTCCGGAATGGTAAATTTGTATACACTGAATAATTTCTGGAATAAATACCGGTCAAAGAATAAAGACAATCCGGTGTTTCTTGCATGCATCCCGTATGGTCTGAATGAACTATCATAAAGATTCTGATAGTCATAATAGACAGGGATTCCATTAAAACCGCTTCTTTCGGCCATGCGTGCCCCTCCTTGCAAATGCTTTCTTAATTAATAATAACATAGCCGGCGTCAGATCACCGCCGCCGGGTCCAGGTTCATCATCGACGTATGGATTTTTCAAAAATCCCTGCGGTGATACATTCCAGCCCGCATAAGGCCGCCACCCATAACGGCGATAACATGTTAATCTTTCCCATCTGGTACCGCCGTAATTTGACTCTGAAACTACAATGGTGTCATTATCAATAACTTCCTCGACAATGGCTACATGTCCTGGATGACCGTCTGATGATGTATTTGTGTAATAGCATACCACCGCTCCCAGTGATGGATTCTGTGATTGCGTCCAATTACCGGTTGAGCTTCCCCAGTATGTCACGGCGTTTCCGAATGACAAACCGCAGTTATCAACATTGGTGTTTCTGATCTCCATAACGCGGCCGTGCACGTATCCTGTACAGTTAGGTAATACTGAAGGCGGTCCATCTGATCCATAGATGCACTGGTTATATCCACCCGATCCGGTCTGAATATATCTTAAATCACCGGATGATGGAGCTGTTGTTCTTGGAATAAAAGCCATATTTATATCTCCTATTCATAGAAAAATCCTGATTCAAGGTATGCTTTGATTTCTGCATATTCTCCGGATGTAGCATCAGGCAATTCCATGTCTCCATTGCGGACCATAATATAGCCTGGAATGCTTGCCGGTGTTCTGATCTCACATAAGGGCCTTCCAACATCCGCGTTATCTTCAGCAGCGACAGCGTAATATTTGCATGTGAATATGGCGTATCCGTTAAGGTCGGAAAAGTTACCGGATGAACCGACAGTATTAACATGCTTGCCGATATTCTCCGCAGCATTTCCAATATTACTGATTTCTGTTGCCAGTCCGCTGTCAAACATCTGTGCAATACCCGCGCCAATGCTGCCAAGAAGTCCGGCGCCCATGCCCATAAATGCAGATGATCCAAAATCATAACCGACTTCTGCCAACTGGATAGGAACACAAACCTGTGCAGACGTTTTCATAATCAGCCTGTCGCGCACATTATTATTTTCCGTATACAGTTCCATGCGGCCGATACCGGTAATCATATCAAGGCAAATAACCGCCCTGACTTTATCAGCATCCAGAACATCCATACCATTCAATGAAATCAATCCGAACGGCGGAAAGAATAATGAATACTCTGTATACGGTTCCAGATTCAGATATCTTCCGCGGGCGGTTGCCTGCGGATGCCCCGGAACGTTGAATGATAAACTGCGTTCAATATACGGGTTGGTAGTAAGCAATTTACAGTCTGCTGTGATGGTCCAGTCCCAGATAGCAACATCGGTTTTCTCCGATCCGGTAATATCATCATAAGGAATCGGCACCCAGTAGCATGATTTGATATAGGATAACGGATTGATGATTGCCTTCTGTAAGCTCAATGAAGCATCCGTAGGTACAAAATTGTTATTGGTTAATGTCACATTTGACATTAATTTGCTTAACAATGTATTGAGCTGGTTATACTTCAGACACAGATATTTAATGCTGCCGAATGATCCCAGGTTATTACTTTCAGGTGTTGCGATAACGCCAAGGATAAAGCAGCCGCGGGTGATTGAAATGTAATATGATGGCGCCCCATCAATAGGGATGTGCGCCCATGGCGTTTCAAGTGTTTCTTTCGTAACCGTAAAATCAGCCAGAACAGGATAATAGCTATCCACAACCAGACGGTTGAATGTATTGGATGATCTTAATATATAGAATGGCCAGGCGCCAATCTGATCTCTGTACGTTGCCAGTACATCAGTCTGCAATGAATACGTCCAGATGCGGCCCTCTGATGTGATATCCGTAACAATATAATATCTGAAGAACTCCGGAATATATGCATATGAGTAATTTTTAAAAGTATTATCGTTTCCCTGATCCAGTTCAATCACCGGATTGATTGCGCTGGTCGGTTCCTTCAGCCGGCAATTATACTGTACTCCGGAAGATAATGACGGCTGCTTGGTTGAATTGCCGCGCTTTGAGAAGTTCGTAAACATATAAATGATCATATCTGATCTCCTTTATATAAATAATGACCGCCGGAGGTCCGGCGGTCCCGCGAAAATAAGGAGGTGTAAATCAATGAAAGCTATCCCGGCTCCCTGTCCTTATTTTATCAATTAATCAAGCAGAAGGACAATACCCTTTTCAGTCAGGTCATTGCAATACTGTGAATTGCTTGTCAGCCAGGTATTGCGATACAGGCCGCGCGCATTGAGCGGCGTGCTTTCCAGTCTGTAATCCTTCATATTGGTTACAACTGCATCCTCATCAAAGATGACGCCAAACAGATTGGAAATGGTCTGCGCGGTACCGGTGACTGCCTGTCCGTTGGCATCAATAATGACCGGTGTGATCTGCATCTGATCCGGTGAATCAATAGACTGCCAGAAGTCCACGCCTTCCACATCAGCATATGCCAGCGGTTCATCATGATAGGTATTTGTGTTGACCATAACATCGATCTGGTCCAGGGCTTCAGAGAGAATATACATTTTCTGATTCTCAACAGGTGTGTGTCTGGCAACCGGCTTTCCGGTAACATTGCACTGGAATTTTACACTGCGGTTTGTCATAAGTCTTGAAAGTGTGTTGATGCGCGCTCTCACAAACTGGAAGAAGGCGCGAATGTTTGCCGGCTGGTAAACAGTCTGCGCAGTCAGTGCGTTGTTTCCTGTCAGTCCGGTCAGTGTGTTGTATTCCGTAACCAGATGCACAACTCCATCCGGGAAATCTGTTTCCTTTGCGACCTTTGCCGCAATGAAGTTGGCCAGAGCTGTGCGGTTCAGTTCTTCAATATACTGTTCCCACTTGTTTGAAAGCTCCTGCATCTTGGCAGCATAGAATGCGCCAAGCTGAGATTCAGAAAGGAATGCGTCACGCAGCGCCTGATCATAAATCGTGATCCAGTCCTGATATGCATCTGAACCGGTAAATCTTGTTACAAGGATATCACCCTTCTTCTGTACCCACTGGTCAACACTCTGACCATCGACAGGATGATATACCATCTCGGCATCTGTCAGATTTGAATCAACATAGCTCACTTTCTGAATAATACCGCCCCATCTGATATCATCGGCAAGCAGTCCTTTGAATTTTCTGCTGTAAGGTCTTACAGAGAAAAGCGTTTTTGAAAGCTGAATCTGCATAGCAGACCATACTTTATCAGTACCGGCGGCAAGTGTAGCCTGGGCCATGCTGATGAAGTCGGCTGTATTGGTTGGAGTAATGCCCGCCTGCCCGGTTACCTGCGTATGCAGGTCATTCAGAAGGCTGCGGACATCTTCAATTCCAAGTGCGTTTACACTCATTTATTTTGTCCTCTCTTTCTTTGCCGGCGGTGCAATGACGCCCGCCAGAATATCCGTTGTTGATTTCTGCTGCATACCTCCGGCCATATTTGCATTAAGGTTTGCAGTCTGTGCGGTGTTGATAAACTGATTAAGCAGTGCCTCCAGCTTTGCATATCCATCTTCCGGCGCGTGCTGTGTCTGCTCCGTTTCTGCCGGTGTCGGTGCCGGTTCCGGCTGTGTCTGCTCCGGTTCTGCCGGTGTCGGTGCCGGTTCGGCCGGTGCCGGCTGATCCATCGCTTCAATTTCAGCTTTTGTATAGCCGGCTTTTAAAAGTGTGAGAATGTCATTTGAGTTCATCGATTACCTCCGTGCATACCTGATCAATAATTTCATCGAATGCCGCATGAACCGCCTTTTTAATCGCAGCCGGATCATAATCAGCTGATCCGGTTCCGGCCGGTACTGTATCGGTATTGATAATGTTATCAATCATTCCCTGAACTTTTCCATATCTGGAACCAAGCAGATTAACACGGTCCTGGCCGTTGCCGATCCATCCCAGGAAACCCATCAGAGCCAGTTCCAAATCTGAATATTTACTGATTGCTTGAATTGCCGGCATCCGTTTTCCTCCTTCCGGTCAACATTGTGATGATGGTTTTCAATTCCAGAAGGGCATCCGTATTTCTGTTAAGCGCTTCTGTGACTGCTCCCATCTCTTCTTTATGGCTTTCCTGTTCTTTATTCAAGTAGTAGAACAACGCACAGCATGCCACGATTGGAAAGCCAAGAGTCCCGATGGCCTGCATGATCTGAGTTACATCCATGTCCGTACTCCTTCCATATTTAAATCAGATGGGTAACGATGCGGTCAACATCCTGGGCAACCCTTCCGGGGTTCGACCTCGGCCCAGCCCATCAGTTATTATATTATCATTCAATCATGATAAATTGAAATACCTTTCAAATAAGGCGATACATTGATAGCTTTCAAACATGATCATCCCGTCCATCATATAGCCGGGAAAGCGCCAGCGGTACCGGTTTAACTTCTCAAGGCCGGAATAACTGGAAGCATAGATTTCCTTGGTTACTCCTTTTTTAAATGTTACATAAAATTCCTGGCGGCTTTTATGCTGATAAATGAATAAATCGCCGGCCTGAAATAAACATTTATACTCATTCAATGGCATTTTCTTAACATAAGTAAAATCATTCAGGATGAATTTATTATTGATTGCCATTTCAGAAAATTCAGAGTTTACCGCCTGGTATAGTGCTGTCTTTGATTTCTTTTCTGAAATTGGTGAATGCTGCGGAATGATTAACAGTTTATTGCCCAGCTCCCGCACTTCTTCCCCATTTGCAAGCATCTGCTCGGCGTCCTGGATCAGATCGAAATACATGAATATATCATTTGCCATGTTCATGGCATTGGCCGCGAATATCACCTGCACCGGCGGTGATGAATTTAATTCCCGATTTCGATTAATGGACTCGTAGAGATTTGCAAAGGCCATTCCCTCGTTCTTTATTTTTCTTACATGGCTTTCCGCGATAAATTCATCATAGAATATCCGCTTGATATGTGAGTAATCAAACGCTCCCCTGGTATTGGCAAATGTTGACAACGCCAGATTCACGGCGGCAAGCTGATCCTCTCCCTCCGGATCCTCCCGCCAGACATAACCGATATTTTTATCTTTTGTTACATAGTGACTGATTCCCATATCTTCAAATACTCTGTAAAAACTGGTTCCGTCTCCCTTGCGGTCATTCTGCAGGTCTATTTCTGTCTGGGTCCGTCTCAATAAAATGATTGGTTCATTTTCTTCAGTGAAATACTTCAGCGCACCGTATGTTTTTCCAATGCCTCTGGCGCCTGGAATAAAGATAAATGTATAACCGGATTCAATGATGCTGCGCATATCCAGATATCCGTTTTTCAAATATAAATTCATATATCCTCCATAAATAAAATCACCGGCCCCAGTCCGGCCGGTGATTAAACGAATCTTTTAGAATGGCAGCTTGATATCCTTGGCTTCAATATCCATCCATTCAACGGAATAGGATGTACCGCCGTTGCGGTCGGTGTAGGTTCTGATCTTAAATCCGGCACGCCCGGCGTTAATCTGTTCAATTGCTTCCTGATCATTGATCATGTCCTGCACATCATCAACAGTGTGAGAAGGCAGATTGACATAATATTTGGGAGTGACTGCCAGTGCCTGCTTTCCGAATTTCGATTTATTGTTGATGAACAGCGCCAGGAAGGTGTAAACCTGATCCGGACCGTTTGCCTTATACAGTTCTTTCAGACTGTAATACTTGAAATCCTTTTCGGCGTGAAAAATGAATGGTGAAACGTGATTGTACTTTTTTCCGATGCTCATAATGTCCTCTTCTTTCTTTTGTCCTTTTCGTAATATCGGAGATGGTGGGACGGTTAACGGACTGGATCACCGCCCCACACATGTAGAATATCATGCTAACGTTCATAATGCAAGCTGTATCTGATATCTGTTTCATTTAAGAAGTTCAGCAGCCGCCTGTATTCCAGCGCCAGCGATAATGTATAGGTTGATTCAATGATTGCCAGATTTGATGTGATTTCCAGCTTATGGCCTTGTATATTTACCTCTTTCACTTCCGGATCATCATTATAAATGGATTCAGTTCCGCCGGCGATCCGGAAGATGAAACCCTCCTGGAAGTTCTCAATACTGCCCAGCTCTTCCGCGCCTTTGCGTTTATTCACTCCGGATATTGTGATATGCAGCTTATCATCCATATCAATATATGCGTATTTTTTCGCGCCCATGGTTTTGAATGCCTTGTATCTGTCGTCATGTTCAAAGATTCCTATATAGTGAATATTGCCTTTTGAATCTCTGGCGCTCAATTCCTCATTCAGATATTCATCATTCAATGCCTTGAATGCGTCAGCATAGTTTCCCATGCACTTTACACTGTCGGTATCACAATAAAGGAAATCATCCGGATTGACGCAATGGATTCCCTTATGCAATTTCAAACGGCTGTAACTTGTCACGTATACGCCCCATTGATATGGTAACCATCCTTTTTTCTGATATTCTTCAATCAGTTCCTTTTCTGATTTTTCATAATCTTCAATCAGAACTCCGGAAACCGGATCATATTTATATTCCGGCTTGCATGGATTCTGTACCATCATGCCGTAATATGAATTAAATAATGCCTTGGCTTGATTATATTCATAATCACGTCCGGTTCCCTTCAATGCTGTTTTATCCGCATAAGTCTGTTTAAGCAGTTTTCGCAATGGCTCCGGCAATAATTGCTTTTTGGCAATATACAGATTTTCTACAATGTATCCGTCAAAGTCATATTCCGCAGCCACAATGGAAAAGTCGATTTCATTTAAGCATGTCCGCAGTGCTCCGGCGCTCAGGATGCGGCCATTGTCATAGACTGCATCAATGATATTGGTGCATTTTGCTTTTGATAAATACGGATCACCGAATGATTCATCTTTCAAATGGATATTCTCAAATGATATATAGAATAAGCAGGCCTTGCCATAATTAATATACTGAATCAGATAGCGCGGGTCTGCAGGTACAAACTTCTGCGGGTATTTCTCCGTCAGCATAACTGACGGGTAACTGCTGGAGATATCCCAGGAATCAATCACATCATGGATATCTTCAGTCCTGATGATCATGTTTGCGTTATGTCTGTTGGCGTGTGTATCGCCGCCGCGGAACTCATCGCGCAGCATGCGGAACACTTCCGCATCCGGAAGAATGGAACGGATATATGCTATCTGCCTGGCCAGTGCTTTCTTTGCCAGTCTCCGGCTGTATCCGGTGGATGTCAGCGGGATTGTATACAGATTATCATTATCCAGTTTCATCTTTTTGATCAGTGCAGCAGTCAATCCCTTTACGTCATTGATGCAGTAATGTATTTCATCATCTGATAAACGCGTCCAGGGGAATCGCTGGCGGGAATAATCAAATCCTTTTACCTTCTGATCAGGAACGTTCATTGACTTCAGAAACCTATCCAGACTCATGTTTGTAAGCAGATAGGAACATCTGAACTCAAGCTTTCCGGACCTGAAATATAATATTTTCCGTTTATCCATTGCGAATACTTCATCAACCGGAATGATTGATTTCAGAAATTGAAATTCATAACTAAGATTATGCACATACACAATCATGTAACAATCATCATGAATTGCTTTATTCAGTCCGTCATAGAAAGCCCTGAAGTCCGTCCAGGTCCGGCCGGTTACCGTTGTCCGTTTGATCTGGAACTGCCAATGATAAAGGACTGACTGCCGGTATTTCTTCAGGTATGTTGTTTCGATATCAAATGCTGTGACAGCATCAATATATCTGATTTTCTTTCTCCGTCCGTTTGGAAATTCAAGCGACTGGATTCTCCGGATATTCCGGAAGTCATATTTTCCAGCCGCTTTGATCATCTGCGCTTTTTCCTCTTTTTCAATTCTGATGAAACTAATCTGTTGCTTTCAGGCTTCTTATAATAGTCTTTGATTGACTCAAGTTTAGCCTTCTTGATATAGTCCGACGGTGTAACATGCCGGCCTTCAATCGGATTGACTTCTTCCAGGTCATCCAGATGGTCGCGCCAGTATTCATAATTCCGCATTAATTGTACCGGATCCAGATTTAACCGCTGTGACTGTTTGTATAAATCAACCGCAAAATCTGAATTTGCTTTCCACATCTTTTTCAGGCGTGTTTCCATGTCTCCCATGAATTTACCGAATTTTTTCCAGTCAGCATTTGATTTGAAATTCAATCCCAGCTTACTGGCGACATTCTGCGCACGCCTGCTCATGACTCTTTCATATCCTTTGATATAGGAGACTTCCCCGCGGATATATCCAAGCTGTTCTTTGAGTGCCTGCCGCATTTCCGCTTCCGTCTCAAATGATCCGATCTTCGGGACGTTCCGGTACTTCTCCGGTACCGCTTCAATTTCTCCGGCTGCTTCAAAACCCTTCAAACGCCCACGGATGGAAGCCGCGGCCGCTTTATAAGCGGACCGCAGTTCCTTACCGGTCAAAGCGTTCAATTGCCTTGTGTTGGCGTCAATCAGGGAAGCAAGCAGCGGTTTATACCGCTGTTTCATAACTTCTTGCCGGCGATCTGAGCGCCAACATACCCGGCCTTCATGCGCTCAACGATATAAATCATGCCTTCCGGTGTTCCTTCATTGGTATAATCAATGATCATCTGGCGTGCTTCCTCCAGTGTTTCAGCATAGCCGATGGAATAGTGATCTTTTGGCAGCTGCTCGATTACTTCATAGCACCATGTTTCAGGATGATTATGCCGGTACTCCGGACCGCTGATGGTTCCCTTGCGGCGGGAATCATTTTTCATGTCGCGGCGTATCAGATTCACCAGATATGATTTGATATTCTGATTGCTCAGATAGTCGATAATGTCAGCTTCAGATTCAAGATTGAATCTGATAGCGTAGGATTTGTATTTCCGTTTGTTATAGTCGGAATTGTACTTAGTTTTATCAAAGGCCATATTTTACCATCCTGTCTTTTAACCAGTTAATCAGTTTGGGATAAGCTCTGTTCAAATCCCTGTATTCCTCAAGTGCATCATGGATCATGTCATATGCCGCCAGATGTTCATCATATGATTCCATCAGAATGTAATCCACGCATTTTACAAACTTCTTAAATTCATTCAGTCGGGCCATGCCGATCCACCGCGCGTGGATCACCAGGCGACAATTCTCATTCACGAAATAGCAGTCGCTGCCATTCCGAAAAGCCATTGTTTCATTCATGATCATTGAACTCCTCCGTTTCCTCTTCAATTTCCTGGATGTCCTTGATGATGGACTGAAGCAGTTTCCACATGATATAGCCCATGAAGCAGAGAATACCGTAAATCATAATCACGGCAGCATACAGCATATTATCCAGAATCATAAATTGTCCTCCCTGACCATCTCAATGGTCCACTTGTATTGATCTATCTGGCCATCCAGTGACCCATAGCACTGGATCATGTTGATGAATCGTTTAACATCATCAGAATCATAACAATCATACAACGCGCGGCGCCCGTCCTGCGCTCCTAACATGCGCATCATGTGAAAGAAACATCTCATGATGGTTCCGTGTGTGAATGTCTGGCCCATGAAATGAAGAATGTAAGCATAGCCATTCATGACAGGCTCCCAGCGGTCAAAATTTTTCATTGTCAGTCCTCCAATAAAATCCTTAAGTACAAAGATGAAACCCACAACATATAAATCTTGCGATGATAAAGTTCTTTCGGGATATCTTCAATACTGACATAGTATTTAATCTGAACCTCATCATACTGAATTGCGACCATCTGAGATTTGCTTACAACTGACAGAAGATCACCAAGCGTTATTGTACGGCGCTCATGACAAACAACATGCACATACATATCTGTCTGATCAGATGGTCTATAATAAAGAACATCACAACCCATCAGATAAAAAGGAATGCTGGAAAGGTTATCATACTGATTGATAATCCCTCCATTCTGTTTAATGGTGATACTAAGGTCATCATCCAACCCTGTGAGTAACTCGATAAGTTTCATTGATTTTCCTCCTTGAGCTATCGCTCTATATAATGATAACACATGTAGCATGAAATGCAACATGTGTTTTCTGCCGCTGCCGCTGCCGCTGCCACCGCCGCCGGTGGCTTTTCATGTTGCCTGGTCCTTGTGTTCCTACCTGCGTGCATGCTGGATCTGTACCTGCTTGCATGGTCCATGCATGCGTGCTTATGGTT